CAAGTCAATCAGAAGCAAAACGATTATGGAGAAAACAAATAAAAGAAAGTTGGGATCATAAATGTGCTTATTGTGGTTCAGAAGAAGATTTGACTTTGGACCATGTTATACCACAATCAAAAGGTGGCTTAGATATTACAAGAAATGTGGTGTGTTGCTGTAAATCTTGTAATCAATCTAAGGGACATGAACACTGGAAATTGTGGTATGTTCAACAGGACTTTTATTGTGAAAATAAATTTGATATAATAGAAGAATGGATGGAACCACCAAAACCAACCAATCTTTATGCATACCGTCCAAGGAAAAATATTAGATATTAAGACATTTATACATAAACCAGTTACTTCTTACTAATGAAAAACCTAGAACTTTCAGAAGAACAAATTAAACTTCTTGCAGATGCAGTATGGATGAGACAAAGATGTTTCATCGCAGGAGACAAAAGATTTAAAGAATATGGGGCAATGTTGGATACACTCTTAGAAGGAATGGAATATACTCCAAAAAGATTTTGATTATGACTTACGATACAGTTTTTATCTCTGATGTTCATTTGGGAACACCTAGATGTAATACAGAAAAGTTTCTGAAGTTTCTCAAAAAACTCAAAACTAAAAAGTTAGTGATGATAGGTGATATTATAGACATCTACTGTATGGAAAAATATAATACTCGTTGGGCAAAAGAACATACAGAATGCGTTCATCAGATTCTAAACCTTGCAAAGAAAGGAACAGAAATAGTTTATATTCTTGGAAATCACGAAGGGCAGATTCGTCGTTATGTGAATTTTGAGCACGAGAACTTCCAAATGGTGGATGAATATACACATAAAGATTCAAATGGAAATAAGTTTCTTTGTGTTCATGGTGACAAGTATTCTGAGTATTCTTCTGGATCTTGGAAACAACTCATCTTCAACAAGGGGTATGAAATTATTACACCACTGAGTTTATGGTTAGAAAGATTTTTCCGATTCTCTTTGGTTTATTTCCTAAAGAATAGTGTAAGAGGAAAGAATTATATCAATCAATATGAGACCGATATTGCTTCATACTGTGCTCAAAGAGATAAGAATTATGATGGTGTAATATGTGGTCATATTCATTCAGCAAATATAAGGTATTTTAATAAAATTTTGTATATGTGCTGTGGAGATTTCGTAGATACTTGCTCTGCAATTGTGGAGAAAAATGGAATGTATGCATTGGAAAAATATTGATTATCTTCATTTCATAACAAAATTTAACACCCTAATAAGAACTCATTATAATTAGAGATGAGTTCTTATTTTTTTATGAAGATCTTTTTAGATACTGCAGATGTTTCATTAATTGGTCCAGCATACGACACGGGATTACTAGATGGTGTCACTACAAATCCATCATTAATTCTCAAAAGTGGTAGACAACTTCAAGAAGTTATTCAAGAAATTGCAACAATATTTTCAGAGTTAGAAAGTATTTCTGCGGAAGTGGTTGCAGAAACCTCAGATGAAATGCTTTCGCAAGCGAAAAAATATTATACAATTAAACCAAATGTTACGATTAAAGTTCCTTGTACGGTTGAAGGGTTAAAGGCGTGCAAGTTTCTTTCTAATGTTGGAATTAAGACTAACGTAACATTAGTATTTTCGGTAGCACAAGCAATTCTTGCATCAAAAGCAGGAGCAACATATATCTCACCTTTTGTTGGTCGTTGGATGGACAATTCTATTGATGGAATTGAACTCATCAAAAATATCCGCAAGGCATTTGATTACTCGGGAACATCCACACAAATTCTTGCAGCATCTCTTCGTGATGTAAGGCAAGTAGAACAATCTGCTCTTGCTGGTGCTGATGTTGTTACAATTCCTCCAGTTGTATTTTGGTCAATGTATAAGAACATTATGACTGATAAGGGTCTAGAACTCTTTCAGAAAGATTGGGATGATGTTATTAAATCCACAGGAAAATGAAGAAAGAGCATCAATGTTGGCATTTTGTAATGTCATCTTTTGCTAGAATTTATGGTGTAAACAAAATGAAAAGTGAAGAAAGATTCCATGCATTTGCGTTGGAGTGGTGTGATGAACATAATTATACTTGTGATATTCATCTTGATGATTTAAATAAGGTTGATAGGTATTTTAGACAACAGTACGAATCTTGGGAGGGTTAAATGAAAGTAGGATTAATTGGACTAGGACGAATGGGGGAAGGAATGTCCCGTCGTATGATGAAGGCAGGAATAGAAGTGTGGGGTTATCGTAGGAATTATGAAAAAGCAAGTGAAGCATATGAAAACGGATATGTGAATGGAGTTGCAACTACTATCGAAAACCTTGTTAAAATAGTTAAACAAAATAAAAAAGGTAGTGTTCAACCAGGAATTTTTCAGATGGTTGTACCTGCCGAAACTGTAGAGGAGACGATTAATGAGTTACTACGATATTGTGGTGAAGGAGATATTATTATTGATCATGGCAATAGCAATTTTAAAGACAGTCGGAAGAGGGCAGAACGTCTTGCAAAGTTGGGTATCCAATATATTGATTGTGGCACTAGCGGTGGTGTTTATGGTTTGGATCGTGGATACTGTCTTATGGTTGGCGGTGGAGATACTGCAGTCGCCACTTGTGCAAAGATATTCTCCGCCCTCTCCCCAGATATTCACTCCTGCCATAGAACGGATCCAACATCTGATGTAACCTCTGCTGAATATGGGTGGTTGCATTGTGGTGGTCCTGGTGCTGGACATTTCGTGAAGATGGTGCATAATGGTATTGAGTATGGTATTATGCAAGCGTATGCTGAAGGATTTAACATCATTAAGAATGCTAATGCAGGTGCTCAGTATGTTAGAGAAGGAGACGCAGAGGTTGCCCCAATGGCAGACCCAGAAAGTTACTGCTATGATATTGATGTTGCTGAGGTTGCTGAGCTATGGCGTCGTGGTAGCGTGGTTGGGTCTTGGTTACTTGACCTTACTGCTGATGTGCTACGCAGGGATGGTAGCCTTAAACAGTTCTCTGGAGGTGTATCCGACAGCGGTGAGGGTCGTTGGACTGTTTCTGCCGCTGTGGATCTGGGGGTTCCCGCTCCTGTTATTACTACAGCACTATTTGAAAGATTTAACTCACGCAATCTCGGATCGTTCGGAGCAAAGATCTTAAATGGAATGCGTTATATGTTTGGGGGTCATTTAACAAGATAATATGATTAATTCAGAAACACCTTATAAACTTGCAGAGATCATTCGTGATACTTGGCCTAATCTTTACAGACCCGTAAAAGTATCTTATAATAATAAAAAAGATACTCAAGATGAACGAATATTGGATCGTAACTGAAAATAGGACTGGGGGAGTCATTGCTCATTGTGGAGATATTAATGATGCAATTATGATGGTTGGATTTGATCCTAATCATAGGTCTTATAGTCGTCATCGTTTTATTATGGATCAAGTAATTGATATTACTTCAACAACTGATAAGCAACTTCCAGGACAGATTGGACTGCCTTCTGGAAAAGTAAATCAAATTAATCCAGAAGTAATTCGACTTAATGAGGGTCAAGGACAACCGGTAATTGTGTGAATTATCAATAATGAAATTAAAAAAATGAGAAATTATATCCCATGAGGGATACCTTGATTGGTATTTCCCCTTATTGTGGTGGAAACACCTTGTCCTTATCTAAATAAATCTAGGTATCATATTTTCTTTCAAAAAGGTAAATTTTTTTATACTTTATATTTTTTTATATATGGAAAATTATTTTGAAAATTATTATTGGAGAGGACATTTCTTTAATAATTTTATTAAAGAGTTAGATTATCACTCATATTTGGAATTAGGAGTGCGTGATGGTAACAACTGTTTTAATCTTATTGAATGTGATAGTAAAATTGGTGTAGATTCTAACCCTTCAATAAATCTCCCTGGAGTTGTTTGTTCTACAACAGATGATTATTTTGATAATTTAGATTTGAATATTAAATTTGACTTAATTTATATCGATGCTTTTCATGAAAAGACTCAAGTTTATAGAGATTTCTGCAATTCAATCAATCATTTAAATAAGGGTGGAATTATCATATTGCATGATATCTTCCCTTTATCTAAAGAATATACTAGTCAATCATTAAATGGAACTGCTTATGAATTTTGGATTGATTTGGTAAAAAATTATCCAGAAAATACCCATTCTTTTATTGGATTTCCAGGAAATGCAGAAGGAACTGTAGGAATTTATTTGAATACAAATGATAAATTTGATCCTCATAAAATAACAGAATTTAATTATTCATATGAGTATTTTTTTAATAATCTTCCAAAATACATTTATCATAAAACTATAACTGAAGATCAAATTATCTTAAAAGCAAAATGTTGGTAATTATTTAAATGAAAAATAAAAAAATTTTTATAACTGGTGGGACAGGTTTTTTGGGAAAATCTTTAATAGAAAGATATTATGAAAATAATGAAATTACCGTCTATTCGAGGGATGAAGCAAAACAATATTATTTAAAAAAACAATACCCAAGTGTAAATTTTATTTGTGGTGATGTTAGAAATTATGATCTAATGTTACGTTCGAGTAGAAATCATAATATTGGAATATTTGCTGCTTCTTTTAAACAAATACAAGCGTGTCATGATAATTATGAAGAAGCAAACAAAGTTATTGTAAATGGTGCATTTAATAGTAGAAGATGTTCTGAAGAAAATAATTTTGAATCTTCTTGTTTTATTTCAAGTGATAAAAGTCGTTCAGCAACGACAATATATGGTGCGATGAAATATATTGCAGGGGAATCATTTATTTCAAACTCAGATAAAACACAAACTAAATTAAGCACTGTAGTATATGGTAATGTGCTTAATAGTACAGGAAGCATTCTTCCGTTAATATGGAGTAGCATTCAAAATAATTTTAGTCTTTCTTTATATGGCGAAGAAATGACTAGATTTTTTATTGATGTTGATGACGCTGTTGAATTAGTTGAGAAATCTCTCCAATATGATGGGTATAACATAATTCCTATTTTGAATAGTATGAGAATTATTGATTTGTTTGAAATATTTGCAAAAGAGTTTGGGTTAAAATATACATTATCTACTTTAAGAAGTTGTGAAAAAAATCACGAAATAATGGCTTCTCAAGATGAAATACCTAGAATGAAAAAAGATGGGGATGTATATATAATGCATCAAGAAAAAGTATTTAATAAATTACATTTTAAAGATAATCAATATTCTTCTAAAGATTGCTTAATAAGTTTTGATGATTTATATACTTTTTTAAAAGCAAAAAATTTTTATAAACCTTTAGTGTGAAATAATTAAAAATAAACAAAGAATATATTATTTTTCTTTGACTTTACAAAAAATAAAAAGGATGGTAATATTTTATTTTTAAAAACAAAAGTATGAAATTCACAGTCTATTCTAAAGATGGTTGTCCATATTGCACTAAAATTCAACAAGTACTGGAATTGACTAATTTGCAACATGTGGTTTATAAATTAAATGTTGATTTTACTCGTGAAGAATTTTATTCTGAGTTTGGAGATGGATCTACTTTTCCCCAGATTGTTTTAAATGATACTCAGCATCTTGGTGGATGCTCAGATACAGTTCAATATTTGAAAGAACAGAATTTGATTTAATTGTGAAAGAAGATCAGGATGATAAAAAAAGAAAACTAAATAAAAATGAACCTCAGATTAATCGAGGTATTGAATTATTATTACGCAATAGGAGGAGAGAATCTACACCAAAAACGTTTCAATTGAAATTTGGTAAGATGATTTCTCTTTTTCGTAGAGAGTTTCATTTTTTTATAGAATTTCATTTCGATATTAGAAAAAAATAAACTCTCTGGAGAAAGCAAATGGAACTATCAATCATTTTGACCTTTACAATTTTATTTTGTGTAATGTTCCTTTTCATCGGTTTAATTGGTGGATGGATTTTTAAACAATATCAAGTAGAAAGAATTTACGGTATTCGCAATATTCATCCAGAATTTCTTGATAACAATGGAAATATAATACCTGATGAAGTATTAGCTGTTCGTTTTGAAGAGGGATTTTTTGATGGTGAAGAGTATGATGATGAAGATGATGAAAATGAAGAAGATTAATAAATAACCAAAATAACTATATTAAACTGATTTGCATTAAAAATTATGACAGCAACTAAAACAAAACCTAAAACATTGATTGAAAATTTACCTACAAATCCTTTTATTTTTGAAATTTTAAATTTAGTTTCAAAACAAAGAACAAACGGTAAAAAAATAGAATTTCTTCGAAAATATGAAGATCCTTCACTTAAAACAATTTTAATTTGGAACTTTGACGAGTCTGTGATTTCTTTACTTCCAGAGGGGGAAGTTCCTTATGCAAGTACAGGGGAGCAGACATCTTATAGTGGAACATTAAGTGGAAAAATTGAAGATGCAGTTTCTAAAATGGAAGAAATGAATTCAAATTCTCTTGGATCTATGGACCAAGGTAAATCTTCAATTAGAAAAGAATATACTATGTTTTATAATTTCGTAAAAGGTGGTAATGATGGATTAAGTTCTCTTCGCAGAGAAACTATGTTTATCAATATTCTTCAGGGTCTTCATCCACTTGAAGCGGAAATTGTTTGTCTTGTAAAAGATAAAAAACTTCAAAATAAATATAAAATTACTAAAGAAATTGTTAGTGAGGCATATCCCGATATTCAATGGGGTGGTCGTTCATGAATGTGCTTTTAAAGGAGAAATCGAAAATGGCAGAAAAAAATCAAACCAATAAAGTTCTGCCTAGTGAATATGGATGTGAAATTCTTCTCGAAAAGACCACTCTTGATAAAACAAAAGATTCTTCATTTCCAAATGACGCATATTTAATTTGGTATAAAGTGGATGAAGAAATTCACATCGATCTTGTAAGAGGATCTAGGGTTCGTATTTTTGATATGTATTATGATAAGTATGGATTGGGATCTGTTCAAAAAATTGATTTTGGATATGGAAGAACAAATCCAAAATTGTGGAGATATCAAAAACCAGAAAAGAAAAAAAAGAAATGAATAAAGGATTTAATAATGATCTTGAAGTTCAATTTGAACTTCCTAAACAAGATTTAAATAAACTTTTAAAACAATATAAAAAAGTAAAAAAATATCAAAAATCATCTCTGTTTGCTATTAAATCAATGGATGGTACTGAAGAGATTGTGAGTTCATTGATTAAGGAAGCGGAGGATAATCCACTGTAAATGGGTAAGCATTATCTACTTAACTTGTATGGATGCTCGTTTGTTCTTTTGGATGACGAGCGTTGTCTTATAGACTTATTAGAAAACGCAGCGGTTGCGAGTGGTGCTACTGTGATTCAGACTATCTCAAAGAAGTTTGAACCACAGGGAGTCACTGTAATTTGTCTGTTGTCGGAAAGTCATATCAGTATTCATACTTGGCCGGAGGAAGGTAAAGCAGCAGTAGATGTTTATACCTGTGGTGATTGTAATCCAAAGATTGGATGTGATATTATCATTCAGCAACTTTATGCTCAAAATCATACGTTAAGTTATATTGAGCGATAACTAAATACACTATACCTGGAGAAGACTATGCTCTCTACTCAATACCGTCTTCGCCTTGAAGCAATCTGTGAGAGAATTGTAAAGGGCGAATCTGTAGAGTTAAATGAAATGATATGGGCGGAAAAGTTAGCAAAAGCAAATCGTTCTGCCTCAACTATTTTGAGACAAGCAAGACGCCGTGCCGCTAATCCAGATATGCAAGAAGGTGGTATGGATGATTTTCTAAATCAACTAGATTTGGGCGATCCAGATCCATCAAATCATAGAACAGGATTTAATGGTGTAGATGATATTATTGATTTTTTTAGTCAAGATAAACCAGATGACTGGCGTACTAGAGATTAATTTGGTATAATATTTTACAATTTTATTTGCATAACTATACTAACAGGTCTATAATGACCTTACGTTCATCGCATTATGCGACGGAAGTAAGCCGACGCGGAACGGATCGTTCATTCGCTATTCGCAAATAGCGAACGCAAACGCCGACTGAAGGAACGCTCTTTAACTTAAAAAACTAAGGAGAAAACCTAATGTCTAAAGTAGTTTATCGCGGTATCGAGTATGATACTGAAAAGCGTATTCAGTATCAGCAACAAATGATGCAACAACCTCAACAATACAATGAAACCTATCGTGGTGTTAAGTTTGTAAAGGAGGGGCATAAGTGATTAAGAAACTTAATGTATTGCAACTCATAAAAGAGCAAAAGCAAAAAGAAGAGAGGCGCAAAAAAGCATCTCTTGCCACTTTATTGGCAGCAAAATAACATAAGAGGGGGACTTGACTCCCCCTCTTTTTTTATGTATAATTACCTTTGTCGAGGTTGATAAAAATGGATAGAGAAAAGATTAAGCTCATCGTAAGAAACCTTGAGTCTTTAGTTGAATGTCTCAAGAAAGAACTTGATTTTGAAGTTAAAGATCCTCAATATGAGGAAGTTAAGAATTTTCTAGCTGATTACGACGAAGTATTTTATGACGAGGAGGATGAATATAATGTTTGATGACTTTGAGTTTATGAAACCAGAGGTAAAACTTGTATCTGTTACACCAGATGCAGAGAAACATATGGCATACTGTGCTCGTGTTTCTAATCCAGCAAACCAGGAGAATGATAAGTTTGCTGGACTACTTAAGTATTGTATTCAGCATCAGCATTGGAGTATCTTTGAACAAGCTTCAATGACTGTAGAAATTAATACTACTCGTGGTCTAGCAGCACAAATTCTTCGTCATAGAAGTTTTACATATCAGGAATTTTCTCAACGATATGCTGATAGTACGCTTCTTGGAAAAACCATTCCTCTTCCAGAACTTCGTCGTCAGGATAATAAGAATCGTCAGAACTCAATTGACGATATTCCTGATTATTTGAAACTAACCCTAACAGAAGATATTCGCATTCATTTTGAGCACTCTATGCGCCTCTATAATCGTCTTCTGGAGAAAGGAGTAGCAAAGGAGTGTGCAAGGTTCGTACTGCCTCTAGCAACGCCTACACGCCTCTATATGACCGGTTCTGTAAGGTCGTGGATTCATTACATTGATTTGCGTTCTGCTCACGGCACACAAAAGGAACATATGGAAATCGCAGAACTGGTACGTTGTATCTTTACTTGCCAATTCCCTGCAGTATCTGAAGCACTTGGTTGGACTCGTGAAGGATGCTCCGAATGCGTTGATCCTCCTTCTATTACTATTGAATAAATATTCTCATATACTATGGAGGAATAAAGTTGGCAACGTATCCAATTTATAATAAAATTACTGGAGAACAAAAAGAGATTGTTCTCAGTGTTCATGAGTGGGATCAATGGAAAAAAGATAATCCAGAATGGGATAGGGATTGGAGTGATCCATCAACTTGTCCAGCATCTGGGGAAATAGGTGAAGTTTATGATCGATTAAAAAAGTCTCATCCAGGTTGGAATGATGTACTTCACAAAGCATCAAAGGCTCCAGGATCAAAAGTAAAACCAGTTTAATTTTTTTATATGGCAAGAAGAAAAAGAGTAGATGATCAACCGATTGGTGTTGGAATGACTGCAAAACAAATAAAGCGCAAAAAACCAATTAGTGCTGATTTGATGAGAGATGTTGAACCTCTTACTGAGAATCAAAAACTTCTTTTTAAATCATATGATTCAAATCAAAATATTGTTGCTTATGGTGCAGCAGGTACGGGTAAAACTTTCATCACTCTCTATAATGCACTTCAAGAAGTTTTAGATGAAAGGTCTCCTTACGAAAAAATTTATATTGTAAGATCTCTTGTTGCTACTCGTGAGATTGGGTTTCTTCCTGGAGATCATGAAGACAAGTCTTCTCTTTACCAAATTCCATATAAGAATATGGTAAAGTATATGTTTAATATGCCAGATGATCCATCTTTTGAGATGCTCTATGGAAATCTTAAGACTCAAGGTACGATTAGTTTTTGGAGTACTTCTTTTATTCGCGGAACTACTCTAGACAAAGCAATTATTATTGTTGATGAAATGCAAAATCTTTCATTTCATGAATTAGATTCTATTATTACTAGGGTTGGTGAAGATAGTAAAATTATGTTTTGTGGAGATGCCACACAAAGTGATTTAATTAAAAC